GGCGGTGTAGGTGAAAGGCAGACCAGGTTAACGCGAATTACTGAAGCATCCGAGTGCCTATCAGCCCTAGGCCAATATGGTCCGAACGCAACAACGTCACCTGAGCCCCCTGGCTCTTCATGCATTAACCAAGCAGCGTGACCTGCATGGCGGGAGACTCCAACGTCCCAGACGCGGGTGGTAAAACTCTCAAGATGGTCGCCCATCCCGGAAATTCTCCCTTCTCACTAGCCTTTCGAGTTCTGTTACCCCTGGCTCAGGAACCCTGATGTCACGATCAACGGTTGCTTAAGGGGAAGTCCAAAAACTGGGTCAAAAAGACCTCCTTGAACTTTCCGTGGGTTAACATTTCGATAATAACGAAACGGCTACTGTTAGCAAGTCCCTTCATTTAAAATTGGTATTACGCGAGTGTTCTATTTCCCTAATCCCCGCCTTATCCAGATTGCACTGCCCCAGCGCCGTGTAGAGCTGAGCGTTTAACTCGAGACTTGCCTGCCACGTGAACGGAACCACCATTCCGGGTATCGGCGTGTCTGCTGTCAGGTCAGCGCTTATCGGCACCACCGGGGCCGGAACGTAAACTGTCTGCGTATTCCCGCAGGCTGTCAGCAGCGGCAGAAGGAACAGGCTGGTTAGCGCACGGATCGCCTTCAAGCGCCTGCCTGATGTAGACAATGCGCGTCTCGCCTTTTTTTGCCAGTTCGTTCTTTGCATTCTGGGTAGCCTGTGAGATGTCACGGATGAGGTTCAACGTGGTGATCACGTTGTTAGTGATCGCTTCCGATGTGTCGGCCCGGACCGTCGCCTTATTGCGCTGGTCTTTGTAGGTGATGGCGTTGTCGCGGTAGTGGTTAATCGCCCAGGCCATGGAAACCAGCAGGAAGATAACGACAGCGCAGATGATTGCGGTTAATCGGCTCATTTCACACCATCCAGGCAGAGCGCCTTTTCTTTCCCTGCTCGAGTTACCAGACCAGGCAGAACCTTGCCGCCTCCCCATACCCAGCGAGGGAACTGGTTGCATGCCGCCGTGATATCCCCACCTCTGAGAAGAGAGAACATCGTGGAGGTGCGCATGTTTCCGCAGCCAGCACGAAACGTTACCGATACAGCTGCTGAGAAAGTATCATCGGATAGCTTTCTGCCATTCCCATAGCGGTTAACGCAGGACTCAGCATCAAGGATGTTGCGCTCCCACTCGGCTGCGATCTGCTGGTCGGACTTAACGGTTCCGGGCTTAACGCCATGCGTGTTCCCCATGCCGTCAGTCAGCACACCTGCCGGGCAGACATACGGATCACGTCGGCAAGATTCAGCGTTGCCGATTAATTCCAGCCCGCGCTCGTTAGTCCTGACATGGCCCGCATTCATGACAATGGCGATGATCGTTCCTACGGAGCAGACAATGCCCGCCGCGCCGCTTTTCTTACTCAGTTTCAACTGTGCCACCGGAAATTCTCCGCATTGCCTCCGTAACCACCTCGGCGGCAGCCGGACGATCGGAGTGAGGTTTTTTACCTACATCAGATAAGTAGTTTTCCAGCAGCTTGGTTCGTTTCCTTTCCTCAGCCATACGCTCACGCTCTTCTTTCCGTTTTGCGTAATAAGTTTTTATCGTGAAGAACGCTGATACCAGCGCGCCGATAATAAACACGTAATCCTGCAGGCTAAGCAAAGAGAACAGGCCCAAGGCCGCCGACCACCAGTACGGCAGATCGTGTCCATTTGTTGGGTTCATACGTTGCATTCCACACCTCCGGCTTCGGGGTGCTGTGTGGTAGTTGGGAAAGGCCGTCAGACACGATAGCTACGGGGCATCTGGAATTGATTGTCTGCGGCCTGAATAAAAAACCCGGCGACAGGCCGGGAAGATGAGGGTAAGGCAATGTCGGCTCTCTGGCCGTAAATACCCTGGCTGGGTTTAGTGTGTGGCGATCGGACTCGAACCGATAGTCGGGACCGGCATCGGCATCATTTCTAACCCGCTGGCGTTAGCCAGTTGATGCATTACTCTACCCATCTAACCCGCAAGCGGGAATTGAGTTACACCACAACGGACAGAGCACTGATCACAACACGACAATGCTCTGTCCTGTTGTGTAGATACAAAAAAGCCCCAGCTGGATGCCGAGGCTCGTTGATTATTTATCCTCAAGTTTCTTACTTGAAATCAAACCACTGGTCATCATAAATCCATTTTCATGACCACAGTAAGGACAAACTATTGTTTCTTTTTCCTTCCCACCCGGATAGCCGCCACTATGCTCCCAGTAAATGAATTCCTTTTTGCATTTCTCATTACTGCAAACCGCATTACTCATAACCAACCCTTCTCTTTAGTTACCACGTATTTTCATACCATGAAGGAGTAACTAAGCGAAGAAATCACGCGACACAAAACAAAAAACCCAAGGCGTTAACCTCGGGCTTGAATTCTTTGCGTCGACAATCAAAGCTATGGCGACGATATCAGATTTACATGAAATATATGCGTTTCAATCCAGTTTTGCAAGACTTGAGTCTAAATTTGTCGCCTTTTGTTGTGAACGTGATCGCGTAACCTGCATTAAAGCCCCGCTATCCAGGCGCAGGAAGATGCGCCGCATCTCAACCCAGCGTTCCGTAAACGTCTCGGACCAGTTCTTTGGCGTTACACCGACCAGCTCTGCTATCTTATGGTACTCGTAAGTCTCACGCCCCGCCAGATCCGCTTTGACGTCCTGCGCCGCCAGCCAGATAAGCTTCTTCAGGCGCTCCAGGGTCTTGCTCGCCACCTTCTTAGTTCCGAGCTGCTCCCGGAACTCAGCCCATGCCCACTGGGTTATCGCCACCTGGTACTCAAAGCGGATGTTCTCGCTGTAGTTCCACAGCAGCCAAGCTTTCTGGTGGTCTTCAAGCAACAAGACAGCGCGGCGCCACGATGCGGTCACGAACTCAACCGGCCCCACCAGCGCGATGGATGAGCCTTTAGCACGTGACTGGCTGCCACTCATCGGCGGACCATCCGGGTTGACCATGCGCTGCTTATCCTTGTCGAATACCTTTTTTCGCCCCCGGCTGCGCGCCGTCGCGGTGAATTGCGCGTTCTCTGCTAAAGCTACCAGTTGCCCTTTCGTCGCCCCGCTGAGGTCTGCGGTCGCCACAATGAGCTGCTGTCGTACGTATTCCAGTTGCTGACTGTTCATGCGGCTTCCTTCTGTGGCTGATTAGTTTTGTTCTGGCTGTGCTTTGCTACTGGTGGCATGCTGGCGCGCTTAACGCTTTCTGCCTGGTACCGGAGGAACTCGGTATGGTTCATGCGGCCTCCTGCTGCTTGAGTGCGCGAAGGTCTGCCCGAGCCTTCGCGCGGATGCCGTCCAGCTCTTCACGGGTGTATCGGTGAGTTTCGTTATTGGACTCCAGCGCCAGCACGCGTTCTTCGCCGATCAGCTCGACCAGCGCGGCACGGTACGCCTCGATGTTCCCGGATTTGTGAACGTTGCAGGCGGAGCACTGAAGCCAGATATTATCCGGGTTAAAGCGAAGCTGTGGTGCAGCTGCCGTGGTGCGGTAATGCCCGGCATGCCAGGCGAAGGCAGTCTTGGTACCGCAGGAGATGCAGCCGTGCCCGGCGGCCAACAGCATTTCGCGCCGCCAGTCATTGAAGGCACGCTGAGTCATCTGCACCCAGTGCCGGATTGGCTTCAGCTCATTACGGCGCTCTGCGCGGCGCTGACGCCCTGCTTTCTCGGACTCCTTCTGCTCCTTGATGCGCTTAGCCGCGGCTTTCACCTTCTCCTTCTCACGTTCTTCCATAGCGAGGATTGCGCCATGCTCCGGGCAGCACCAGCGGATCCGAATATCGTGGAATTTCGGCACGAAGTATTCACCGCATACTTTGCACTTACGGCGGGACGGTTTACGCATGATTCCTCCTCGCCGCGAGACGCAGCCATTTCTGATCCACCAGTCGGGCGGTGTAGTCCTTCAGGGTCTGGATGTCGGACGGCTTAACTGCAGCCTTACGCTGGCGGCGCGCCGGAACGCGGAAGATTTCGTTCGTGATGACGCGTGCGAGAGGACTACCCACGGGAAGCCCTCCATTCCTGAGCCCAGGCGATGCGCTTGCTGGACGCTTCGGAGAACTTCACGGCGCGTTCGGTACCGAACCAGTAAATCGCCTCGATGACGTCGACCATATAGCGCTTGCTGGATTTGGATGTGCGGACGCCGAAGTAAACGCGACCACCGTTAATGCCCGGCGCGGATTTCTGTTCCTGGTCTTGCGTCTGGTTTACCAGAACGGTTATGAGGTCCTTCCATTCTTCGCGGGTAAGCTTTTCGCCGTGCCAGACCACCTGGTCAGACAGGTCTTTCAACAATGGCCACATAAGACGATTTTGCTTGTCTGTGCGGGTTTCTTCCCGGGCCTCAACGACCATCGGCGCGCGAGGGTTTACTGGGAGGGTGCGTATGTACGCGATGAGGTTGTCTTTAACGGTGTCGTTGACGATGCAGTAGTGCTGCTTCATACGCCACCTCCGAGAGGTAACGCAGAATGCAGAAAATCACAGGTGCATTTCTGCATCTGTGACAGCGTGAGGAATTCAGATTGTTGTCGCATTTAAGTCCCCTTAAATGCGCAGAAGTCATCGAAGTTGTTCAGGCTCCGATGACATGATTATGGCGGGTTGATTTCAGAAAATCAAAGTAGTTTGCGTTATGCGCTACTTATGTCTTATTTCAATTCGTAGATGAGGCAATCAACGATTTCAAGACCGTTCACCATAGAGTTAGTTAAACGAATAGTGCTATTGCTGATCCTAGAAAATCCTTTAAGCATCTTATATAGATAATCATTATCGCCTTTAGCTTCGATTGTATCCAAAGGGATTGGCTTGTACTTTTTCGAAACACTATTTCTGTTTATGTCACTGATTTTCTTATAAACATATGCTGGGCCTCGTTCTTGAATCTCTTTTATTACCAACATATATCGCCATGATAGATCTGGATAATAGAACCACAATGCGGCATCAACAGTTAAATTCTCTGCTTTCAATTTTTTTAACAAAAATTGTCCAGAGAACTCCATGTCTTTAGTCAATTCTCTGCCGACTACCAGTGTGTTTTTAACCATTTCAAAACTCCAGATTGTTGGTCACCTACAGCATCAATGAGTTGTTCTGACAATGCTCTAGTTATGTTGGTATCGTAACGAAACTGCTCACTCCAGTCTTTCACGACAGTCCAGTTTATTTCTAACGATGCATCATTTCTTGAGTCGGCAGTCAACATTTGATGTAAGTTAGCGATCTTCAGAAGTTTCGATAAATCATGAGTGTAGGAATCGTTCACTGTGGCCTTGTTAGGGAATTCATGTTGCAAAAATGTCTTTGCAATACAAGCCTTGAGCGCACATTCCACAGCATATCCACAAAGATAATAGGCACCATGGTATAACCCATTAGCAAATAAACATTTAGCTTCGTCAAATCTAATGGTAGACAAGGATTCAAGATCATTCTTAGTCATATAATTCTAGCTGGAATTATGTTCATTTCTCAGGATTATACCCCTTTTAAGCATTGAGTTGTAAGTGGATTTTGTTTTCTATCAAGCATCTAGTTCAGCTATCCGCCTTTCTTTGGCTTCCAGCTCATCCAGCAGCGCCAGCACGCGCTTAGCCAGCCAGCATTTCTCTTCGTCGCCGTAAGGATTTTCAGCAATCTCTCTGAGGCGGTCAGTTCAGATATCACCGCCGTCAGCGCGGTAAGCTTGTTTGTCGATGTTGCTCATTGGGCGGCCTCCTGCATGTCTGGGTCTGCTGGTAGAGTCATGTGCGGCACTTCAATCAGTTCTGCCCGAGCATCAGCCGTGCTTAGCGCCATTAATGCGACGATCCTCTTCTGCTCAGCATCCATTCGTAACGCTACTGTCTTGCCGTTCAAATTGAAGAACACCGCAACGTTTTCGATATCTTCGATTTTCATACCCCTACCCTACCCCAAACCATCAATACCCGCTTCATCGCCGCGCTGTTGCGGCACTCCTGAAATATTCCGTTGGTGCAACTGCGCGCGGTGCCAGCCTGCTCTTCCGGCGTCGCCAGGCGATAAGTCACCGTTCTCCAGACCTTGCTCACGCGGACAATCTTGCGGGACCGCTCAAGATCGATGGCGTTCTTCGTGATGCAGTTGATGGTCATGCCACACTCGGCGGACACTTCCTTCGCTGTGAAGGTCTGGTGCGTTTCGAGATAACGCAGAATTGCCTGTTTACCTTTCATCTCACACCATCCCGTTCGACTTGTTGCGGTTGTACTTCGCCAGCAGCAGTTGGATCGGAGTCGGACCGTGTTCGGCAGCCGGTGCTGCAATTGCCCGGCGTACCGGCGGCACTGGCTTACCATCGGTGACACGCTTCTCCCACATGTCCAGCAGATCGCCCGCCTCACGCGCCAGCTCACCATGCGTTAACTGGCACTCTGTGCTGCGCTGGCGCATCTCGACGCAGATGTGGTACATGACCGGCTGAGACCATGGGAATTGCTCGCTGGAGGTGAACTCGAACGAGCGGTTACGCCAATCCCAATATTCGGCGATCACCTGGTCAACGGTGATACCCAGCGCACCGCCGCTCTGTTTGCACCAGGCGACGAACTGGCCCGGCGACGGCAGGAATGGGCGTTCCTGGCGGCGGGCAATGCGCATACCGGCATCGACCTGAGCCATTGAGTGGATCCCGTTCTCCTGAAACGCCAGCAGCCACTGACGGCGAAATTCGTTCAGGTCGTCCTGGGTGCGGAAGTTCGCCATACTGGCCGGGAACGCGGCGCGCAGTTCGTTGAACAGCTTGTTAAATACCTGCGCCACCTGTTCTACCGGCGCGCGCTCCTGGTACTGCTCGGGCAGGTTATGGGCCATGCGGCTCATCTGCTCTCGATCGTGGTTACGCATCTGCTCTGCAAGAGATTTCATCGAATCACCCCGTAGGCCCAGTCTGTGTTGTTGAAGTCCAGATCCGGCTTGGCGGCACGCTGCTCACCTCCGGCGTTGCGCTGCATCGTCAGCTTGTCCCACTGCTTGCGCAGGCTTTCCGGGCTCAGGATGTTGGTCTGCCAGAAGTGGTGTTTGCTGGCCCAGTCATACAGCGCGCAGATGTCCTGGTGCGACCGGTTGTCTATCTGGCGCATCAGGCGAATGGTGTTAGACCAGGAGGTCATGTCCGGGGCTTTGCAGGTTGGGTTAATCAACTTCACCCTGGTGGAAATCCACTGGGCGGTTTTGAGGTCTTCAGCCGATCCCCACTTCGCACCGAATGGGGTGTAAACCGCAGCTTCTGGATGAGCTAATAAAAATTTCTTCAAACGTGCGTCAGAGGATTCGTCAGAATTCTCGGACGATAAGTTATTTATATTCTTGTTATTACCTTCTTGTTCATGATGTGCGGGTAATTGTGCGGCCTTATGTGCGGCATACCCATCTGAACCCGCGCCGTTACTGGCTTCATCATGTGCGCCTGCATGTGCGGCTTTATGTGCGGGTAAATCGTCCATTTTTTGAGCATATTCGACGTAATTTGTGATGGTGATCACCCTGCCTTTTCGCTTCTCTCCCTCGATGGAAATCATCCCTTCGCGGACGAAAACAGACAGCATTCTCTCCACTGCGTCGCGGCTTGTCGGGTTGCCCTGACGGTCACACAACTGAAGGCCAAGATCTGCAGCAGTGACGACCAGTTGACCGGGTTGCAGAGGCCATTGCTTGCCCTTGAAGAATGCAGTGTAGGGCTGTCTGGCTGCGTCTATGAGCAGGTTCTCCCACAGCGCGCGCAGGAACACATCCTTAGCCCAGGACTTCTTCTTGATGCTCCGGTACAACGGGACGTAACCAGACTTCTGGTTCTCCAT